GTCTCGTAAGACTAGGACGTTGTTAACAAGGAAGCAGATGATGGGGAATCTTTTGAGTTTCCCCATACTCTGTCTCATTAATAAGGCTTGCTTCGACATCTGTTGCGACTTAAGGTGGGGGGCGGGGAAGAGGAAGGTAGGTAGGTTTAATGGCGATGACTGCATGTTCACTGGGGACAGAGACTTTTTCTCTCTTTGGGAGAAAGTCACTGGAACCTTTGGACTTGTGGTTAATCGCGAAAAGACCGGTTTCTCTGAAACCTGGCTCGACCTTAATAGTCAGCCTTACCATGTACCGACCTCTACCTTAGTCCCTCGCCATTGTCTCTCTTTTCTCCGGCCTTTCAGAAATGATTGTGTCGATCTCCTCGGGGAGGTATGGAAAGGTACAAAGGAAATGCGGCATAGTGTACGCCAGTACGCTGTGTCTGTTTTGGCACGACATGAGATTGTCCTTCGGGACTTCTGTGTTGCTAATGTACCTCGATATGTTGTCGCCGGGCTGATGAAGAGAGCTTGGTTTCGTAGGTGGCGGGGTTCCGACCCTGTCGCCAAGAACGTTACCGGAGTCTCACGTGCCGACGAGGTGGTAGTCGCAGAACCTCCCAGGGAGGATCTCTTCCACATTGTCGACGAGGCACATTCAGAAGCAGAACGAAGGAGAGTAGCTTATTGGACCGGAAGGCGTCTAGCGTTTGACAGTAGACCAGTGTGGAGAAATCCACTTTCTGGCGGATATCAGTACGCAGAGGAAGTCCTTCCTGGTCCTCAGGTGAAATCTATCGTTCGCCGGGGACGACCTCCCCTCCCCCCCCTCATCTCATCTAAACGGAGCTTAAAGAAATTCGTTAAGGTAGTTACCTGGAAGTTTTCTTGGTCTAAGCCAGTTCTCGACTGGTTCATTCAAGAGTTCGGACCAGCCGGTTTTGCCACCTACCCGAAGTGGGGTCCTGACCATCCCAGGATGGTCCCCCACGCCGAGTGTCTTAACTACGTGAAGTTGAGATTCATTGTTCCAACACCTCCATCATTGATGCCACCGGGCCCCTTCGGGGTTTGATGGTGCTGATTAGTGGGTTTGTTCCAAGGATGTCAATCCCCTCGTAGGGACCACGCCGAAGAAGCACACGCCCCACTCTCCTAAACTGGCTGTTCCCTCAATCAGTCCCCTTCGGGCGGTACTGGGTGAGAGCAAGACTTTGTCCGATCTCGCTGCGTAATAGTGTTTTGCCACTACGAGCGGGGTGACAGCCAATCAGGGGTGGAGTAGCCTGCATCGCAGGCAAGTGATTTGCAGTGACAATGCTGTACTAGCAGCCCTGCGCTTCGGGCTGATCATTTGGTGTAGGAAGGAGTGTGCGTTTAGTAGGCCATCGAGGTCTGACTAGGAACTGAAACGATAA